CTTGTGCGGCGACTATCGACAGGTTGATCTGAAGAAGAGGGACGATAAGAGTGGGTTGCTTGAGTTCTTAACCATCCTACGAGCAATGAAGGAGTTTACGGAGATTGAGTTCTCAGTGGATGATATTGTACGTAGCAGTTTGGTTAAGAATTACATTATTGCTAGACTTAACCATGAGGATTCTAAGGTATGAGCTTCCATTTAAACAGTCGGCTAGGCTTTGGGTTTGACATTGAGCATAACGAAGATATATGCCATGTCGTAGGGGATGATGAAGGGAGGTTTATAGCTGCCTTTATGGGGTTGATCATTAAAGTCCCATTCTTGTCCATCTACATTGGTGAGTTTGCGGAGTTAGACCCAGAAGTCTTGGAAATAGAAGACTAAAAAAAAGCCCCTAGGCATTGCTGCTTAGGGGCTTTTCTATTACTCAATACCGTATTTATCGTATAGGTTTTGTTCTCTAATACTATCTCGTAAACTGGGGTACTTAGCCAGTAACTTCATACGTGCTGCCCTTGTAACCCTACTCATCATCTTACGCGCCACTGTCTGCTTGATCTGCTCATTAGGAAGCTTCTGCAAGTTAGGCATTGCATTAGAAAACATGCGTGTAGACATCTCGTTAATCATCCGCTTGTAGTCAGATAACTGCTGTGAGTCCATCGCAACCTTTGACATCTTTGCACTCTTTGGTGAGAAAGTAACACCTAACTCTGCCATCCCTTGTTGGAATTCAGTAGGCATATCTGCCACAGAAACTCCAGTGATAGCCTGTGAGGTGCTAGTCTTACGTGCCTCAATGTTATTAGGGTCAGCACTGTACAGCGAGTAGGACTTAGGTAGGTTTTCACGCAATCCGGGAATGCGCTGCGCCATCTTCTCTCCTGTTGTAGTAGCTTCTCTCTCATAGGGGTCAAGGGTACGAGCAAGTGTGTTAGCACCAGCTGGAACCATACGCTTAGCTAGGTTATCAAAGTAACCCTTAGCTACGTTAGGATTATCTAAAGCAGTTAACATATCAGAAAAGCCCTGCAAGAAGGTTTTCTCAAGAACGTTAGCCTTTAACAAACTCCAACTAGCTGCCATCACCTCATCAACTTCTTTACCCGGTTGCATTTTACCAGACATGTACCGATCAGTTAACGCGAAGGTATCTGCGGATAAGCCCATAACGGTTGCAAATGGCTCTACACGCTGATAACTAACCCATTGGTCACCTACCTTAATAGAGTATGGTTTAATGCCGTTAGCGTCCCATGAAGCCCTTCCAGCGGGGTCAGCAGGAGGTGAACCAGTCAGTCTGTCAGCAGAATACAAAGCGCCTAACCCTACTACCACACCTAAGCCCATAACTTGTCTAGCTGCTATGTCTTCCTTCGACATGTTGACAACACCAGTTTCAAACTTAGGTACTCTAACACCATCAACAGTTGAATAAGTTACCTTGGTTGTAGTCTCACCGGGTTTAACAAGAACACCAACACCGGGTACGTAGCTCAGACCCTCCTTGGTTAAATTCCAAGGGGTGCGTAGGAACGGTACAACTTGTGTTGCTATTGTTTTACCTGCTGTGTCACCCTCACCACGCACCTTAGATATTTTCTCCATCGTTCCTGTCAACTTAGTCTGGAACGTACCGTCAGTGGCATAGTTACGTACATCGTAGATAGCTGTCTCAAAGGAGTTATCACGCCCAAACACTGCATCAAGGCGACCAACATAATCCATCTGATCTTCTTCGGTATACTTTTCAACCAACGACTCATAGGATGTTCTAGGGTCACTTCTTTTCTCTGCTGGTAAGTCACGCTTGGCCTTAGCTTCAATCTCAGCACGAGGCTTAGGTGAGAAAGCTCTTTCCTTATATTGCTTGTACAGGGTATCATAGTTACCCTTACCAGCCGCCTCATCCATTGATGCTTTGCGACTGACCAGTGCCATTGTCTTCTGTGTACGCATACGAGCTTTAAAATACTCATCAATGCCAATGGTTAAACGTGTAGGTAAGCGAACAAACTCACCTAGCTGACCGGGAATAGCTTTAGTCATGTAATCATAACTTTCAGACAATGCCCTGTTAGCCTCTTCCATAGAAACATTACCTGTACGTGGGTCAACAGTAGCACCAGCTGCTTCCATCTTTGTGTTAAACTCCTTCTGACTCATGCCCAAAGCTTTAGGGTTAAGTTGGAAGTCAACAGGTAGTCCAGTTTTAAAACCTTTATTAAGGAATACAAGGTCACTCTTTAACCCATCAAAGATAGAGTCAAACATCGCCCTTGATTCCCGCTGAGCCACTTTGTCATTACTTAGAGAGGTTGCAATAACCCTCAAGGTAGGTTTAGCTAAGGCATTAACAGCGTTACCAATAAAGTTAACTACAGGTGTACCAGTTCCAGATAACATAGCATTGATGGTGTACTCGTTAAAGATTTGCCATATGTTAGGTTTCTTCTGTGATAATCCTACACCAATAAACTTCTTGGTTACGTCATTAATAGCATCTGGGTCAACGTCATCTAATTTAGAAACAACGCTGAACAAATCCTTAGCCAATGTCTGACAGGCTTTTGATAAAAAATTCTCACTCATTGGCAGCTCATTCCCGGAAAGATTCCCCTCATCATCTTGGTCTGAGGAGTTTGACCATCTCTAATAGTCTGAGAAATGATACGTCTAGCGTTCATTGCCCGACTAGCCTTAGTTCCATCGTTCTTATAAAACATATCAATACCAGAATAGTATATCAAATCTCTCATCATATGTGCAACTTCAGGTGAATCAAAACTATCGTTCTTACTACCGAAGTCCTTGAGGTCATTAATCAATCTAGTCTTGTTAGCCATAGCATCAGCGTAGAACCAACGGAAGGCAGTAACTTCATCAGCACTCATGTTCTGGGCTAACCCTTTGCGCTCAATCATAAAGTCAGCCATACTGTTATACTTCTCAAGTATCTCTCGTAACTTCTTAGCCCCAGCTTGTTTAAGTGCAGCAAGCGACCCCTTACCGGAAACAACCTTTTCAATCTCTTTAGGGATGGCAACACGGGGGTCATCATTCTCTAACAAACGAAGCAGTAACTTCTCAGCAACAGGGAAAGATTTGTTATAATCCTTCATTGCTTTGGGCATTAACTCAGGGGTTAGGTAGGTCTTAGGGTCAACACCAGCAGAGCCAACACTACGCATCTGTTTAGGTAAACCAATATTCTCTGGTGGTATGTCTAATTCGTCCACCACCTCTTGAGCTTTAGGAATACGAGTTTTCTCACCACCAACGGTACGGGATACATTCTCAACTTGACGGGCTTCTGTTGCTTCCTTAATGATAGGAGCATCTTCAGCCACTTTAGTTAACTCTTCTTGCGGGATTGCTTTAGTTGCTCTAACCTGTTGGCGGTAGCCGGGGACATCTAAGTCAATACCGACAGCATTCATACGCTCTTTAAGAACAGCAGATGAAATAAACTTGTTACCATTCAACGCATCACGGAACTGTACACCACCCTTACCGTCTAGCGAAACACTAACACCAGTCAGCTTCAGCTTGTCCAGATCATTAGGGTCTAAGCCATCCTTAACATCAATACGCTTAGGCTGAACAGGGGTACGAATAACACGAGGAGGGGCTATACGCTCCTTCAGCATACTACCTAGCATAGAGGGGGTATCAAAGCGAAGCTTGCCGTTGTCGGGTGTCATAGTCCCTACACGCCTTGCTAACTCCATACGCACCTTGGTAGCTATGCCCTGCACTTCACGCATACCCATGCCAGTCTTCTCAGACAACCATGACACAGCAGCTTGGGACGAAACACCTTTGTTCTCACCAGCCACCCAAAAGGCGTGGTCAATGTCGTTAGCAAACTCAGCATCCACCTTGTTAATCTTAACGGTTTTCTTTACCTGCGCTGGGAGGGTTAAGTCAACATCAGACTCTACTCGCTCTACCGTCTCTAAGGTCTTCAGGTCGTTGTTCCACTCAGTAGGCTTGGAGGGTACATCAAATGCTGACTCCTCAGCACGAGTAACAGTACCGTCAAACCCTAACATCTTCTGTTGCTCTGGGGCTAACTCACCGTTCCACTCTAACAACATCTGCTCCTTCTTATCGTAGGGCAGCGCAAGCATCTTCTGTTTTAACTCTTCAGCATACTCTGGACTTTGTGGGTCTTTAGCGCTGATGTCGATACCAAACTTCTTGAGTAGGATACCAGTACCAGCACCTAGAGCGCCTCCAAGGGTAGCACCCATAGCAACGTTAGCCAAGCGACTGTCACCGAACTCTTCAAACACAGGGTTAAGACCACCGTAGATAGAACCAGAGGCAACACCACGCAAAGCACCTGTCTTCAATGCAGAGCCAGCTATCGTCAATGGCTTTAAGAAGAAGGCAGGGATTGTAACGGGGTCACCAAGAGCGCCTACCATCTGACCAGTAAAGCCAGCTACAGGGTTTGTCTCAGCAGCCATACGTGCCTCTGACTCTTTCTGTTGAAGCGCCCTAGCAGTATCAGGGTTATCCGCAGCACCCATAAATCCTGCTATTGCTTGGAGAGAACCCTGCATCGAACGAGAGGCGTTAGAGGTGAAAGACTCCCAAGCCCCAATCTCTTTGCCTTCAAGATATGTTATGGCTTTTTCAGATACATCTCCCCAACGGTCTTCTTCAACTGCTAACAAATCTTGGTCTGAAAGTAAACTTAAATTAGGTTCTGCCATTTTAAAATCCTTCTGGGTTAACCATTCCTTGGCCTTCGAATCCATACGTCATACCACGGGAGCCAGATGGAGGTATAGTAGTAGGAGCAGCTTGGTTGGGTGGAGGGACTACAGGGTTAGTGTAAACACCTTTGTTTTGTCTCTCTATACGCTCAGCTGCTGCTTTCTCTTGGTAGGTTAAAGGAGTCTTAGTACCGCCCTTTTTACCATCAGTAGCCACAGTTTCAGCTGGTTTTGGGTCTTCATACTCACCAGTTTTGGCGTTGTACTTACGAGTGACAGTGATATACTCACGTACAGGAACAATCGTACCTTGACCGTTATCCTTGTAACCAATTGTCTCCACCTTAAAGTCTTTGTAAGGAGGATTCAAGTCTTGTTGTGCCTTCTGGGTCTGTAAGTCTTTAAACTCTAAGCCACGAGACTCTTCCATTGCCTTTAGATACTGAGCACCCATACCCGGCTTATCAGCTAAAAAGTCAGCCACCGCTTTCATCTTCTGTGCTGGTGTGCCTTGAATAGCAGATGCTGCCTGTATAGCTTGGTCGATGTAAGAAGCCTCAACCTCACCAGCAACCTTACCACCCATTAGGCGACCAGCACCTTCACCTAACATTGTACCAGCATTCTGCCCCATAGATACAACTTGTTGCAATAACCCCTGACTACCCATTTGAGCAGGAGAAATCATCATGGAATCTAACGCATCGTTACGTATTTGTTGTGAGTTTTTACCACCAAACAACCCTAAAATTTCACTAGCCATAATATCCCCTTATGTAATTGGTTGACCTGTTTGTGGATTAAAGTTCTGCCTCATCAATGAGTTACTAAGGCTTCCAAACATACCAGCTGAGGACAAACCAGCAGCAAGGTTAGCGTTAGCAGCAGCAGTTCCCCCTGCGACAAGTGCTGAACCTTGGTTAGCCCCTGCTGTAGCTGCTTTGTTACCGATGTCAGCACCAATTTGCAATGGCTTCAAACCATACTCTTCAATACCCAAACCAGTCTGTAACATGCCTGTACCACGGGCGAGTAAACGATCAATATCTGCTTGAGCCATTTGTGAGGATGAAGCAGCAAGCTGTTGATCCGCTTGAGAACGAGCTAGTTGCTGTTGGTATTGTTCTGGGTTAACATACCCTGTACCAACACCTGCGCCTTGTGAGGCTCCTGATAACCCTAAACCAATACGACCTGATTGAAGCTGTTGCTGACGTAGTGCAATGTCCTCTGCACCTCGACCACCAGCCATAATGCCTTGTTGTTGGTTATAATAATTCTGAGCCGCTGCTTGAGGGTCTGTGTTAATACCACCTAGAAACTCACCAGCCCCACCGTACATAGAGTTACGGAAAGCTTGGAGAGTAGGGTCAAGGGTATAACCAGCTTCTTGTTTGTTTTCATCAAAGAAGCTAGAACCAAAGCCTGTCGATATTGAATAAGGTTTAAACTTAGCTGCCTCAGCCGCCATCTTTCCTGCTTCTATACTAGCTTGCGCTGATTCACGCGCTGCTCCTTGGGCCTTGTTAGCCCCGAACATACTAAGACCAACAGGGAGAAGTGTTTCAAGTAAATCCATTATTATATAACCTCTTAACCTGCAACGTAGATACAAGCAATTTGCTTAATCTCGTCTGCGTTGAATGTAACAGATTCACGAGCCTTAGCTACAGTGTATCCACGAATGATGTCGTCTGCTTGTTTCATACCTTTACCTGCAATAGAAGAGGTTACAATTAAATCACCAACCTCAATAGACCCACCTTCACCACATACGTTAACTAACCCTTCGCCTAAAGCGTTAAAAATAATCTTGTTATAGTTGTTGATGTCTGTGTAGCTAGGATTAATAACGGGTTGATTAACACCGTTCTCTCCTTCTACGTTTTGAAACAAAGCAGAAGGCACATGTCCTTCACCCGCATTACCAGAGGAGACACCTACAACACCCTTTTGATTTGGAGTTGTTGCTAAGGCATTAACACAAAGAGAGTCATTTACATTAGGTTTAGCGTACACAGATACGTCAACAATAATATCCCCCTTTGCTGGCTGGGCGGCTGTCTTAGGAATTAACCCATCGTGAGCGCCTGTGAAAGCACCTACTGAACTACCGTAAAGCTGTACACCATATGTAGCGTTGCAAATCTGGACAGTTTTAGAAGTAGAGACATGGCTAAAGTTACCAGCATAACCAGCAGCACCAATACTTGCTATTGTGTTATAGGCGCTAAAAGCAGCATTAGAAGAGTTACCAAAGATACCACCTACACCAGTACCTCCAAAACAAACACCACCGATACCCCATGTGTTGTTAGTTGAGAAGCCTAGAACACCGCCAGCGGTATTAACAGTAGAGCCGAAAGCACCTGCTGAAACTACACCGTTTAAAGAAGTAGCAGCACCTAAGGAAAACGTGCGCCCAGAGGCTATAGTGGCAGAGCCTGCTGTAATCTTGTCTGCTGTTAGTGTACCTGTAGTAATCTTATTGCCATCAATACTTGTAACCCCTGAGGCAACGCTGGATTGAATGTTAGAAAAGGTTACAAGACCATCAAAGTTTAACCAGCGAAAGGCTGAGCTACCTATTGTGGTGGTTTGGACACCCGCTTCATCCTCTTCCACTGAATAGTTAACAGCCCAGAACGAAGTGCCTGATGACGCTGAAGGAGAATTAAAGATTGTAGACCAACCAGCTTTTACGTTGCTGAAGGTGCTTGTACCAAATACATAGTTGTAAGTGTCTACGTTAGCTGTAGGAACAGAAGGGGCAGAGGAAGAGGAACTGTTGTAATACAGGTAGCCGTTAGCCGCCTTAGTATCTGTACCTGAGCCGTTAGCACCATTCTGAAATACAAGTGCAGGGTAACCCCAAGTTAAAGTACTATCTACTCCCGGTGTGCCTGTGTTAGTGGCTGTGGCTGCTGATAGGTAAACAGGGTCAGTGCCAGTAGGGATAGTACGTGACCAGCCTGTAGGGGGTGTGAGAACCAGCGTAGAGAAGTCAAATGAACCACCTGTAGGGGTAGCTGGTTGAGTAGCAGAACGTTGATAGACAGAGACTAACAAGTATGAAGTACCATCCAGTCCTTCAGTACCAGCAGCAACAGCAGAGTTAATCTCTTGCAAAACAAAAGAAGTATTAGCAATCTTTAGTGAGTTGTCGTTTAACGCTGCTGTTGGAACTTCTGGTGTCCCTGTAAACGATGGTGATACAGTGTCAGCTTTACTATTAATCGCAGTTGCAATAGCAGTAAACTCATTACCAAACTCCGTACCTTTAATAAGTTTACCAGAGTCTCCCGATGGTAGAGCATCTTTAGCCCCAAAACTTGTTGCGATAACATAATTAGCCATTAACTCGCCCTTCCTGTTTTAACAAACATATCAATTTTTTGTACTGAAAGTGGGTTTCCCAACACCTCAGCTCTAAACCCAATTTGGACAGTATTACCGTTGCCACCTACGCTTGCTTTTATAGAGTCAATAGCAATACCCAAAGAAAACTCACTTAGGTTAAACTCATTAACATTGAATTGAGCCGTACTAGTTTCTTTAATTGTATACGTGTAGGAGGTGGTTACATCTAAGTAATCAAACCTAGTCATAAGAACAAAGGTTTGTCCACTTCCACCTACAACAGTAGCTCGTATTTGTTTAAGTATTTTAAGTGTAGTGGCTGCCCCCATATCTAAATAATGAGAGAAGAACACTAATGAATAAGAGACACCATTGTCGCTGTATCCACTATACTTACCAATACCATCTAACTTACCTATTAACACTTCTCTATCCCTGCGGCGTAAGAAGGAGGTAGCAGAATAACCAGTCCATCTAGTTACACGAGCCGACCCATCCTCAAGCGCTTGTCTTAAATCCAAACAGTAAACAAGCCCCTGCGAAGGAATAGAAAGAAGGTAGAATGCATTTACTTCTGAATAAACAGAACAAACGTTGTCTAAATGACCGTAACTAGCTTTCTCTAATTTAATATCTTGGATTAAATCATCCCTTACATTCTTTGTTAAGTCTCGCATAGGCAAAGACTTCTCTTGGATGATTCGACCCAAAGAACGTATACCTAAGTCAGAAAGAAATAACAGGTCGTTGCCAGTGCTTTGAATACTATCACGAGCAATGCACCCTGTACCAGCAATAATGTCTGACAAGGAAAAGAGGCTTAAAGGTTCCTCAGCCCCTTTGTATATAACAATGTTACGTTCGCAGAAGATGATAAGGAAGCCGTTATGAGTGCCTAGGGCAACAATTGTATCTACGTTGTTAGGCAGTACAGATGAGATGTTTAACGTGCCACTAGAGCCACCGTCAAAGGCTGGGAAGGCGCTGTCAGCTATATCGGTAGACCAGTACACTGTAGCACCGTCATGCGTCCAGAAGCGACCGTAGGAGGCTATTACGTCACGGGGGTAAGAAGTACCGTAGCTTTGTGCGACACCTGTAAAGGCCGTCATTGTCTGAGTAACTGGGGTTATGCCTTCATTGTAAACAACAGGCTCATGTCCTTCTTGAACAATAACAGCGTGATCTAACAAAGAAGCACCCTTCCACAGGTTACTTGTAACAGTGTAGCCAGCTGGGGTTATATCAACCAAAGCGGAAGAGGCATCACCATTCTTAAACAACTTGTTATTTCCACCGGAGATAGTAACATTTGTATTGTCAGCGTTAACATGCTCCATTAAGAAATTGATTGACGTACTTGCTAATGCAGCTGCGCCATCAGTAGTCTGCATTGCCCATCCCTTACGTGCACCTATCCGACCATACTTATCTAAAACAGCATTGTCTATAATAGCTGCAAAGTTAGGAGATAGAGTAACACCACTCTCTTGTGTGTTTAGGCCAAAGAAGCCGGGGGAGACAACCGAAAGTGTTTGTAATTCTTTCATACGCTATACCAAATAGTGTCCTCTGGGTGACGAGCCGCATCCAATGCAATCTCATCTGCCAAGGCTGACTGAGCAGCAGCGTAGGCGTTCATACTTTGTTGTCCACCATCTTCACCACGTTCCTCAATCGCCATCGCTGTTGCTAAAAGAATAACAGGTCGTTTAGGGATGACGAGAGCATCAGTATCATTTACTAAATCTAAGTTACGTAAAGCAACGTTAAACCTTAAATTGTAAACAGAATCTGGAACAGGGTAAATATCTACCTGAGTATCTCCATCAACACTAACACCGTTAAAGTTGTAGGAGGCAGGGATACCTACTTGAGGGGTAGATATTAAGAACTCTCTGTTAAACCAGCTTGAACTCTTGTACTGCATCCGAATGTCGTTAGAGTCATTATAGACATCTATCACTGTAAAGTTATTACGTGAACCATTAAGCTCGTAGTTAAACACACCAGCTGTAGTGTTGAGTGTTAAGGTTGTGCGTAAAGCACTCCAACTCCATGCAGTTTCAACTTGACTCTTAGCCTCGTTTATAAAGTCACCAATCAATCGGGCATACGAATTTGAAGACCCACTGCCTTGTACTGTGTCTACTTCATTTTCACGGAGTCTTCTTAATACAGCTTTGACAAGATTTAAATATGTCATTTGTTTCTTTCTTTGTTGGTATTATACCACAGATTTCTAAATTTGTCAAGCTTATTCACCACCAAATGCTACAGTAGGGGACGATTTAAACAAATCAAAGTTAACTATAACAGAGGGTGTAGATGCTGCTTCTGAGTTAAACCACATAGTGTCTCCCGCTTGCAAAACCAAGTGACCAGCGAATGGTGGGGAATCTTGTGTTGCATGTGATTGACCACGGGACAGGTATATTTTATGTGTAGCATCGTGAGCGTGTTGCCAGTAAACCGTATAAGTCTTAGCTGTAGCCACACCCATGTTAACATATACAGAATGAACGTCTGCTTTGTACCCAGCAGGTACAGTAAATATAAGTGTAAGCGTTGCCGCTACGGGGGCAATTCCAATTGAATGTTTCATTACATTGATGCCCCACCGTTATAACCACCACCATCTACACCACCACCACCACCATAACCACCATAACTACCTGACCCTTCTGATTGTTGATTAAGGGCGCGTTGTATACCGGGGTCTAAAGCCATTGCATTTGCTTGAGCATTTACTTGAGCTTGTTGTGCAACCGATGATGGCGTGTTGGTGGTTGGTGCTGTTGGTGCTGTTGGTGCTGGGGTAAACCCTTTTCCTATTGCATAACCAAGCGTTGGCATTCCGAACAAAGAACCACCTAGCATACCTAGCATACCGGGTGATAGACCAAGATTAAACCCAGTACCAAGATTACCTCCCGGCCCTGCTAAACCACCGTCTACTCCCATGTCTATTCCGGGTGTCCCGTTAGGTGTTCCATTGTATTCACCACCACCACTTCCTCTTAGCATACCTTCATCCATAGCTTTCTGAGCATCCTCAGCTTCTTTTTTAAGAAGCTCTTCATCTAGGGCTGCTTGGTTACTTGCTTGAATAGCCCTTGACTTGTAGAAGGGGTCTTCTCTATACTGAGCATTATCACCCGTCATAGAACCAGAAAGCATAGGGTTTCCATTAACAGTGGGCAGAACACCCATTAAGTCTTTAACATAGTTAGAAAATGAATCCATTACTTAGTCCTCTTGTTCTTCTTGTTCTTCTTTGAACGCTCGTTGCGCTTTGGTAGTTCTCTTAGCATTAGAATTGTCCTTTGGTGTATATTGCCCATATTAACCCTACCACAGCGAATAAACCAGTTGAAACCAGTATAACAGCCAATGTAATGTTAACTATATTGCTAACCTTCTGTTTAAACCGCAGGTGAGAGGCTCTGACAATCGCCGCTGCCTTCTCTCTACCCTTACGCGCCTCTACTTGGAATTGTAACCATTCATCCCACATACCGGGAGCACCTTGGTAAATGAATAACTCTTTTAACTCTTGCTCTTGTTGTTTAAGTACAGATAAAGCCATGAATTCCTCTAAATCACTGCCACTGCCCTTAGCCTTTAACTCATGTTGCATCTTAGCCTTACTGTTAAAGTAATTCATTATGTGTGAACCCACCGCCATAAAGTCACCACCGTTATTAATAGTTTCTTTTATGACAGCAAATGCGGCGTTGGCTATGGCGAGTTCAGCTATCATTATCGTATTGCCCAGTGTGTTAACATCCAAGTAAGAAAGCCGCCAGCAATAGAAGCAATAGTCATCCCCATCCAGAAGCCACCTTTAGATTGGTTAGCTAGTTCAAGAAGGCTTTTAATATCTTTACTCATGTCATCAACTCTAGCTTCTAATGTTTCCACTTTAGCTAATAGCCTCCCATACTCAATAGGGTTGATGTGTTCCATTATTACTCCGTCCCAATTTATTATATTAAAGAAGGGAACCTAAGCCCCCCCACTCTGTTACGCCTCTGTACTCATAGGCACAACTAAGTTAAGCTCTTCAAAAGTAGTAGCAGCAAGAACTGCAGCTTGCTTATCAGCTCCTGCAGTTATAAGAGAACCAATAGCTGTTTGCATTGCTGTCTTTGCAGTTCCTTTTGCATTCATTTGATCAGTCCAGCTATACTCTGCAAGTATTGCTTGTTTAGTTTCCTCCTTAACCCCACGTACAATATCTTCTTGTATATGTGCTAAATGCTCTATTGCTGGGTATGCCATGTTATCGATCTCCAAAAGTTGTTGCACAGGCAGGATAAAGTTTCCAAGGATTTGAACTTGTATTACTACTGTAGTCGCCGATACGAGCGGTAGCCACAGTTTCCAACATACGCAAATCGCAAACTAAGCCATCCCCAATAAACGTATTTAAGTTGTAAAGCATATTAGTATCTTTAAACCTATACGTAGTCTGATAATAATGTGTACTATTTACAAAAACAAGTACGGTGGTGTTTGCTGGAATCGTTACGCTACCAGACCCAACGGCAGAAGGTGTAGACCCACCCCCTCCATACGCTATAGTCCACGTTCCCTCTGTAGTGGTAGAATACACACCTGTGTTGGGAGTGTAGACAAAGATACCGCAACCACCATAACTAGTATCAACTGAAGACAAGTAGGTGTTTAAAGTACGAGTAATAGATGCCCCCGTTGTGTTTCTTACAGGGATACATCGCCACGTTACACCAGAGTAGTTACCACTGGAATTACTGTAGTAAAACATATCTTTGTAGTGATTACCTACACGATTACCATGTGCGTATTCTTTAACACGGCTCATGGCGTTTTCACCATCATTTACAAACATCCCTTGGTTAGTCCCGTTGGGATGACCATCACCCATGAACATGTTAAAACCCTGTATTTTTGAATTTGCGTCTTGCCAGCTATGATAATACGTTGTCCAAGGGCCAGAAGAAGTCCACGAGCCTGTAGAATATACGTTTTGCCTTGCAGAGTTACTAACTACAGTTCCTATAATACTCTCACTATCGTTAGGTACGGTTACAGGCGCTGCTACACTACCCCCACCCCCACCTTTAACAGCAAAGGAACTTACGTTTTGATTAAACGACATATTAAGTCTCCTCTGTAATTAGAATACCTGATGTGTAAGCATCATAAATTTTTGTACCAGATTGTACTTCTCTAACAAGAAGGCCACACGCGCTCATGTAACTATTAAATGCGTCATTAACACTGAATTTTCTAGCAATACCAGAAGAAATATGACTCCAAGAAGGAGGTGATGTATTCATGTCTATGATACTAATATCATCTGACTCTTCACCAAAAATTACTGCAATGCCGGGAGCAACCTCAACGCCACCATCACCATACTCAGTAGAAGCACCAGAACTACCTGATGCTTGGGTAAATTGAGTAGATGAGCCACCAATTTCGTACCAAATCCATCCACCAGTTCCTTGCTCTACCACATAAGATTTTCCTGCCACTGTGGTTACTATACAAGCTCCATCTGAGTAAGATCCCGGTAAAGTTGCATTAGATACGGTAGTAACAGACCCATCAGAAATTTTAACGATATACATAGTAGCCTCGCCACCTTGACCTTTACTATACAAATAACCATCGTGGTGTAAGAGGAAAGAACCTTGGTTAGCACCTTGTCCAACTACAGTCGAAGCTGTCGTAAAGTTAGTTAAGGCTCCTGTTTCAATGTGTCGTCTATTCACAGTGGTAGTACTAGCCGATGGGATGTTGTACATATACGTGCCATCCGTACAAGAACCGTTACCGCTACCAAAACTATAAGTTAGGACAGGAGAGGAAGAGGTAGAAATGTACTCGAATATATTACTATTGTAATAACGGAAAAAGGTTAGAACCCCGTTCTTATATGCAGCAAAGGAACTATTCGCATTAGCGTTTGAAGAAGTACTGTTGTTTGTGATACTTGTCATAGACGTACTAGTACCACTACCTATACCATCACCCTCAAAATAGTTTATTGTGTCAGTACCATTACTAAAGAACATACCTTTAAAACTAGGGGCTATGTAAGCACTTAAAAATGGGAACTTGAGCGAGAGAACAGAACTAACGTCCATGATAAGTGAACCGCTGGCTATCATATCCCCAGTGCTGGTAGCTACTGTACGACCATCTAGGTCTAGCGTGGCGACACCAACATTTTTACACTCAACTGATTTAATCACTGCTCTCTCAGTAGAGCCAGTAGAGGCGAGTGTTACTGAATGGGCTGCACCTGCTGCAGTTTGATTGTTTACGTTTGTGAATACTTTTACTTGTTCAGACATTTTAATTTCCTTATGAATTGATTAGATATTTTGCAATAGTTGCACCAGCTGGTGTTTTCCAAACAGCAACTGCGCCGTCATTGGATAAAACCCTTCCTGTTACCGCAGTTGTTATTAAAGGTACACCAACAGCACCCGTAACAAACGTAGCCCATTTAAACCCAGAAGTAGGTTCTGTTACATCGTGATCTATCGTAGCACCTGATGTGAAACTGGTATTTGAAATCCATGAGTTAGTACCGTCAGTAACAACATCATCAGGGTAGTAATAAGTTGATGCAGCCCAGTCGCCGCGCCACTTAATACCGCTGTTAAATTTCTGCCAATTAGCTGCAACTAAATCCGTATTAAATACAGTAGAAGCGTGTGCTGTAAGTGCAATGTAGGTGTTACCACCATAAGACACAATATCATCAGGGTAATAAGCTACTGCTGTAGCCCACTCACCTAGGTTGCGTATGCCGGGTAATAAAAGTTCCCAGCTTGCTGTAACAGTAGGTAGGGTGTTTGCAGCTACATCGCTTAATGCTTTGAAAACAGAACTACCGTATTTGACTGTATCATTTGGTTTATAGGTGGCACTTGTATTCCACACACCCTTATGATCAAAGCCACTTACAAGTAATTCCCAATTAGCTGTTACCGTTGGAATGTTACCAGTAGTGTCACCTTTGGCTTGGTACATGTTTGCACCATAAGCAACAAGATCACCACTCACATAGACAGTAGCATCGTTGTACACACCTTTTGGGCTAATACCGTCTACAAACCTATCCCAGAATGCAGTAGCACTTGGTAGGTTGCCTGTTGTATCTTGGATGGCAATGTAAACACCAGCGCCATAAACAACCATGTCATTTTTCTGATACACACCTACTGCAGAGTAAGTACCTTCATATTGGATACCGTCCGCAAACTGGCTCCAGTAAGTAGCATTAGGCGGTATTTGTGCTGTACCATCTAGGACGGCAATGTAAACTTTACCACCGTAAGTAACACCATCACCAATGCGATACTGCGTTGCTGTGTCATAAACACCCTTAAACTTAAAGCCTTCAACCATCAACGCCCAGTAAGCCGTATCAGTAGGAAGATTAGAACTTGTCTTTAGTGCATACGTGTAGACATAGACGTTACCGCCGTATTTAACTACATCGTTAGATTCATAAGTTGTAGAAGATAACCAGTCGCCAGCGAAGTGGAACCTGAGTTTACCTAGATCAATAATTTGTGTCATACTAATTTTACCTGTAAGTGTCCACTGTTACCCCACTGGAATCGAAGAGTACCTTGAGTCCAGAACCATTGTTTGTAATCATACTTGTCAATAACGTTATCATCAGGTAGCACCACAGGGGTTACTCCGTCATTAATAATCTCTACATCTAAGTTACCTGTATCAGGATTGAACCTAAAGCCATAAAAACTTTTAGGTGCTAATTCTGTGAAGAAGTCTTTATCGTTATCATTAAACATCAAGTGACCCCTACTAAGATAGAAGCAATAGCGTCGAACGCATTGTCTTCAACTGTAATAGCCACTAGACTTTCTCCCGGTAAGATGATAAGTTTGTTACCCTTCATAAGCTCTTCACTTTCTCCGTTTTTGACTCTCTTATCACGAACAATATAAGTATCACCCGTAGATTTTCTTAGCATCAAACTCACAGGAAGAATTCCCGGAGAGATGTTTGATAGATTACAGCCAATTAAAATTGCTTTAATACCCGCTGGAGCTGTATATATAACAGACTCTGCAGTCCCAATATCATTTGCAACAGCATTGTTAAACACGTTTGCCATTTCTTTCCTTTCTTAACCAAGTGCAATAGCCATTGCAATAGAGTCTGTTGGTGTGTACCCTAAGGCATCTTCAATATCTGTAAAGTTTAGAAGAATATCTCCTACCCTGCTGTTAAAAGAAATTACCGCCCCATCTATGGTAAAGGTAGAGAAGGTAAACGCACTTTCTACACTGTTGTAGACTTTGAGTCTTTGTACTGCAGTGTTATAATATAGTTCACCGCCTAATAGCGCATCCCCGTCATTATTTGTTGTTGGGTCACTAGAGTGATTACCTAACCACACATCCGTAAACGAGGTTAAAGAGGAGGCAGCTGCTGCGGCATCCGTTGCAGAGTCACTCGCGCTCGTAGCGGATAGGTTTGCACTTGCTAAAGAAGCTGCGGCACTTACACCTGCTGCAGTTTCTGATAAGGCAGAGTTATCAGCGGATGTTAAAGATTGCCCAGCACTAGTAGAAGATTGCCCAGCACTGGTAGAAGCTTCACCAGCTTTAGTAGCAGAAGTTACTGATGAAGCCTCAGAATCTATTGCACTTAAAGCCGCTAAGTTTTTATTAGCTAGTGCAGAATTCTCAGATGCTAAGGCTTCGTTTGCTGATGTAGCAGCATCAGTTACTGAACTTCCGATACTTGCTACAGAAAGAGCGGCGGCTGTAACTGAGAGGGCTGCTTGATTTTTTGAAGCTAAGGCTGAGGCTGCATATACACCTGCATCGTCTTGAGAAGCTAAAGCAGCAGCAGCAGCTGTTTGTGCGTTAGTTTTTGCTAACGCTGCAGCTACAGCATTTAAACCAACTGCAGTTTCTGACCCTGCTGCGGCAACAGCACTTAGGTTAGAAGCAACAGCACTTAACTGGGAAGCAGTAGCACTTAACTCAGCGTTTGCTTCAGCGTCTCCAATATTACTTAAAGAAGTTGCAGCCAATACAGCACTGCCAGCAGATTCTCCTGCACTTACATTAGCAGCATTCTTACTTAGTAACGCCGCCGCCGCACTTGCTGCCGACTCATCTATTGCACCAAAAGCACTGTCCGCACTAGCTTCTGCATTAATTTCACTTAACTTTGCATTCGTTTCTGACAAAGCTGCAGCTATAGCACTATCAGCCGCAGCAGCTGCTTTTTGAGTAGCTTCTAATGCTTTTGCAGTTACAATAGTTATGCTTGCGTCTTGGTTACTATCTCCAGCCCCACCATTTCCACGAAAGATTGCCATAAAAACTCCTTGTTATCCTTTGTTGAAAGACTCTAACAAAAGCCCTTTAACAAAGAAGCCCCCCGAAGGGAGCCTCTTTTAGCCTAATTAGGCTGACATTGCAATTGCAACAGCAGCTTCATCACGCAACTCAGCCACACCGTACAGCATGTCAGAGGTAAACAATGTACCCAAGTACTCTTGCTTGTACTGAGTTTGTGAGCGAACGCCCATTTGCTCAGCCAACACAAACGCATCTTTGTGGAACATCATACCGATACGAGCAGCGCCAGTGGCAGTCTCGCAGTTGGTAGAAACGTAAACCTTAACGCCATAGACGTTACCGATTTCACCATTGCGGATAGTGTTACCACCACCAGTTTCGCCAGTGAAAGCTTGCTCAGTAAAACGAGCCAAGCCCATCATTACGTTACGAGCAACAGGAGGCAATACCAAACAACGACCGTCCATAGGTACGTCAGCATCATCCAAAGTTTGGATAATCTTACGTAAACCTGCGTCTGTAATTGCAGCTTCGTTAGAGCCATCATAGGCGGTAACGCCATCAGAAGCAATAACAGAGCTTAGGTAAGTGATGTTGCCATCACCACCACCAGCAATACGACCCAACTTAATCAAGTCAGTGTCCACTTGCTTAGCCAAAGCGTAGCCAGCGTCACCAGTGTAGAACTTACGCAATGAAGCCAAAGCTTGAGTTTCTGTGATGTCCTCAATCAAACGGCTGTACTCGTAATGCAAGTTTACTACTACTTGAATCTCTGACTCAGTTGCAGCTTGCAAAGTTACCTGTGCAGAAGCGGCTTTAACAGCTGCTTGACCACGGGTGGGCTTAGGGATATGCAACGTGTCACCTTTTTTGCCCTTGAAGGACATTTTAGAGACAAGGTTTGCCATTACGAGGTTTGACTTGTAAGCTGCGATGATTTCGTCAGACCACAATTCAGGGATAAACGTTGCACCAGTTGCATTGGTGACGTGATTAGTTCCGAGTGCCATATAAATTAACTTTCAAAATGATTATTTAACACGCCCCTCCGAATACGCTTGCATGATTTCGTCAGCAAGTTGTTGGTATCGGTCAGGGTTAGTACGCATGAGTTCGATGATGTCGGCTCTGCGATAGGTTTTCTTACTAGCTGTTTCTCCTGATCCCTTGGATGAACCAGTGGATGCAGATTTAACAGCTTGCTTACGCTGCACTTTCTCTACTGCGTTTGATTGAGCGACTACTTGAGTTCTTTCTTTCCAAGTAGATAGTAGCTCATTCGCGGCATCAAAATCGTAACTGCGATCAGCGCGACTAAATAGCTCTTGACGTACCTTGCTTTTATTAACCCATTCTGAAAAGTCGCCGTTATTGACGACTTCTGTAAAGTCAGGGTGCATACTTTTAAGGTTGGCTAATGCTTCGGCCTTCTTCATTTGTGCGCTAAGCTCTTCTGCTTGCCTCACCTTCGGATGCCGACCAATTGCCCTATCAATAGCCTTGTCGGGATCGGTAAAGAAATCTACCTCTTCCTCGACTTCTGGGGCTTGTTGTTTTTGTGTGACGGTTTGGGATTTTACAAAGTCATCTACAATACGTCGAAGTTCCCCGACTTCACTCCCTTGCTTGCCGATGGCTCGTTCGGCTTCTTGATGCATACGGACAACATCTTTAACAGATTTGCCTCTATACTTATCGGGAACATCGTCTTCTGTACTTTCTGGTTCAGGTTCCTCTTCAGGGGTGTCCTGCTCCTCTTCATCCTCGATAGATGAGTACTCTTCGTCGTCTTGTGGTTCTTCGTAACCCTCGTCAATAAATGTTGCCATTAAACTCTCCGTGCTAATAAGCATTGTGGAATATAACTTATGTGCTTATGCTTATTCAGCGGCACTCTTTTGCTCCTGCGCTATCTTCTCGTTTCGCTTCCGTTCCCATTGCATTGCTGCTCCGGGAAAATCTCCGGTCACGCCCTCAAGTTTGACCATAGGCTTGCTAACGATTCGGATTGCAGGTTGACCACACACTTTACAATTGGTTGTTCGGAGTTCCGAATCAATGTAAGCTTCTGATATATGGTCATCTCCGCAAATAAACTCATAGATACGTTTAGGCATATTGTTCTTTCTCAAAGTCCTCGTAGCTGTTTTTAATTGCTGACTCATAAGAAAGGACTCGCTGTAACGCTTCTATTTGTCCTCTGCGAAACCAGAATTGTTTCTCATCTGGGATGGTAGTAATATCCTGAAGTACATCCATATTGTCGGAAATGTCTTCTACATATTGTTTCCAGCCTTTTGAGGCAAACAAATCTAGTAATGTTTCGTAATAATCTTGTAGTTCCTTG